GTTGAAGACACAAACCATATTCCTTTGGAGCTTATTGAAAAAGAAAAAGAGGAAGGGCTAATGAGCGATGACCTAATAGCTCAAGAATACTATTGCTCATTCTCATCAGGTGTTTCGGGGTCTTATTATAGTAAATACTTAGACAAGATGCGTTTAGAGTCACGTATTGGATTTGTTCCTTGGGAATCAGGTATAAAGGTTCATACTGCTTGGGATATAGGTGTACGTGATTCAACTTCTATTATCTTTTTTCAGGTGGTAGGACAAACTATCCGCGTTGTAGATTTCTACCAAAAACATGGAGAGGGTTTAGAGCATTATGCAAAGATCTTGCAGAATAAAGACTATGTCTATGGAAAGCATATAGCTCCTCATGATATAAAAGTTAAAGAATTTGGCTCGGGTATTACTAGACTAGAAAAGGCAAGGCAGCTCGGTATTACTTTTATTACCTCCAACGACTTATCAATTATAGATGGTATTGAAGCAGTCAGGTCTACATTGGGTAAAATGTGGATAGATGAACATAAGTGTAAAGATCTTATTAAAGCGATTGAAAATTACCGTCAAGAGTGGGACGGCAAAAGACAGGTGTATAAAGAACGCCCGTTACATGACAAATATTCGCACGCTGCTGACGCTTTACGATATTTATGCGTAAGTTTATCTAAAGTGAGAGATGATTCTTCTGCGGCTGAAATTGAGCGTCGATATCGTGAAGCTATGTATGGAGATCAATCCAGCCTACCACCAGTTTTTAGGGATGAGTTTAAACATAATTTTTAAAGGAGAGATTATGAAATATTCTTTTGATTTAGCTGAATACAAAAAATTTCTTAGCGGTCTTACAGCTGATGAATGGCATTTATTCTTTTCTATAGATAAAACCGAATCCATAAGCAAATATAATTTCAGGCGCATGTTTGAAAAATATAAAGAAAAAAAGATGGACGCATTTGATGAAGCATTTAAAGAAGCTGAAGAAGACTGGCAAGAAGATGTAATAGAACGGTTCTACCAGCTTTTAAATTCTCAAAAGAATGCATCTATATCATTGCTTGTAAAAGGCAACGAAATATTAAATCTAGAGATTAAGTACAAAACTTACACAGTTGCTCGTACTCCTTGGCAACATAATAATTTATCTTTCAAAAACCGTAATAAAAACAAACAATTTAATATAAAGGAATCGTAATGTTAAAATATTTATTATTGCTTTCTGCTGTTTCTTTTGGCTATGGTAATTCTACTGAATTAAACACGCCATTAGCTAAAGAAGTATCTCGTCCTGGGGTCTTAAGGGATCTTTATAATTCTAGTGGTGCTTGGGGAATGAGCTGCTCAATTAATCTATCAGGCTGTATTCCATTACCTGAATGCAAAGAAAGCGTAAACCATATACATACGTTCTCTCATAAATTAGTTAATCTTATAGACATGGTCGCATATGGATGCCCTAAAATAGTATGGTTTGGTTCAGGAAATAAAGCAGGTTATACACTGGTACAGCTAATAGAAACAAGTGCTATCGTAGCTCATTTTGCGGGATCTGATATTTATCTAGATGTATTTTCTTGCAAGCCATACGATGCTTCTTTAGTTGCTTCCTTTGCATCGCATTGGTTTCAAGCAGAAGAATGGTCAGTAGTTAACGTGTTAAGATAATGACTACTTACGAAATGATGACATTAGGTTTACAAATAGCACAAATAACTCTAATGATGACCAATATTGTGCTTTCTGTTATGCTGTTATCACTAAAAAAGATTAAGTAGTTGTATGTATTTTTAAACTTAATCGTGTTGAGTTGTTATTAACCTTGATATTCGTTTATATAGGCCAACGTTTTTAGTATAACCCTGGGTCACGCCAGGGTTTTTTTATGCTTATATTGAATAAATATGTGCGCTATCTATGCTATTAGTAAAAATTAATTCAAAAGGGGTTAATGATGCTGTTTCCACAATTTGGATCACCTTATTACAGTACTGAAGACAAAGAGATTTTACAAAGAATGGAGTCTTTCTACGCAGAGAGCATAACAATTAACCAATCGTTTTGGGGAGAAGCTGATACTGATACGCGTTTTGAAGCAGGTGATCAGACTTTGTGGAACGAAATATATGGGAATCTTCCTGCTAACCGTAGAAAACAGTTTAATTTTAATCGTATAAGACGTATAATAAACTTAATTAGCGGTCATCAAAGACGGAACCGTAAGAGTATTATTGCGACTCCTATTGAGAATGCTGATAATTTAACAGCAGATCAGCTAACCAAGGTTTTGATGTGGTCTACTAGGCAAGAAGATATTCTTGAAACCATATCAGAAAGTTTCCATGGTGCATTAGTTACTGGCATGAATCTGTTACAAGTATGGGTGGACTATCGCTCTGATCCTGTATCAGGTAATATTAGGGTCGACAACTGTTCATACAATTCCTTTCTCATTGATCCCTACTTTAGAAAACATGATTTATCAGATTGTAATGCGCTATGGAAACGCTCATTCTTAACCAAGAAAGAGTGTATTTCTTTGTTGCCTGACCATGCTCAAGAAATTATGGGATTACCAGGCAACGCTTACGGCGATGGTAAAGATGGCAAGTTTCAGTATATGCCTGAATCTTATAACTATGGCATGAAGAATCTTCTAACATATGATGAGTATTATTACCGCGATTATCGTTTACAAAAAATGTTAGTAGACGCTGAAACAGGTGAAACTATGGAGTGGAGATCGTCTGATGATGCTGCTCTTAAAGAGTTCTTAAGGCTATACCCTAGAGTTACCGTTATTGATCAAGAGATACCGACAGTTAAACTAGCTGTAGTTATTCAAGGTAAAGTGTTCTACGATGGACCTAATCCTATGGGTATAGATAAGTATCCATTTGTTCCAGTTTTAGGTTACTATAATCCACAGATGCCTTACTTCCCATACCGTATACAAGGTGTAGTAAGAGGGCTCAGGGATGCTCAGTATCTATACAATAGGCGTAAGATTATTGAACTTGATATCCTCGAGTCTCAAATAAATTCTGGCTGGGTATACAAAGAGAATGCTTTGATTAATCCGTCTGATGTGTTCTTGAACGGCCAAGGTAGAGGGCTAGCTCTCAAAGCCGAAGCGCAGATGACTGACGTGCAACAAATCCAACCCCCACAAGTACCACCTTCCATGATTCAGCTTTCTGAAATATTAGGCAGGGAAATTCAAGAGATCTCAGGGGTTAATGAAGAGCTACTTGGTACTGCTACAGACGATAAAGCGGGTATTCTATCTATGTTACGCCAAGGCTCAGGCTTAACTACATTACAGATATTATTCGATCAGCTAGATAGGTCTCAAAAACAGTTGGGCGAAATTATGATTGATGTTATCCAAAACAATTTCACACCAGGTAAGATTAAAAGAATATTGGGTGAAGAACCATCTCCTGAGTTTTATAATAAAAACTTTGGTAAATATGACGCCACAGTTGAAGAAGGGCTTAATACAGCTACACAAAGACAAATGCAATTTGCACAGATGTTACATTTACGTGAAGCCGGGGTTCCAATAAGCACCAAAGACTTACTAGAAGCAGCTACTGTTCAGAACAAAAACCGTATTATGGAAAACGCTATGGCTCAGGAACAACAGGCTGCCCAAGTACAGCAACAACGTGCTCAACTAGAAATGGCTCAGATCGAATCTCAGATCAAGCTTTCTGAAGCAAGAGCTCAAGCAGATCAAGGACTTGGACTTGAACGTGCTTCAAGGGTTCAGGAAAATCAAGCCTTAGCAGTAGAACGTAGAGCAGAAGCACAAAAAGATAGAGAGCTAGGAATTCTTCATCTAGCTAAAGCTATAAAAGAACTAGAGGACATAGATCTATCTCAATTGCAGAAAATAATTGAACTTAGTCGCATGGTTAAAGAAGAAGAAGGCTACGGCGAGACAAGACCAATAAGCCCCTTAGAGGGTCTTGGGGCTGCCGCTTCTGAATTAGAAACTCCAAAAATGACAGAACAAAACGAATTTGGTATAATGTAAATAACATAATGTTTATTATGTCTAAATATATTTTTCATAAAAACCTAAAGCGGAGCCTCCCCTATGGCCCCGCTTTAGGTTTGTATTGGTGACTACGTGAAAATAATTATTCCCAATTTTCGCCCAATTCCTTTAAAACGTCCCAGATTTAATAAAACAACATCTTTTGTGTTTGACTCCCAAAAGAAAGAAAAACAAGCTTTAGCGTTGATCCTCAAGCCTTATTTTAAGGTTCCCATTAATAATCCAATTAGCTTAGAATTAGAGTTTAATTATTTATCAAAGAAAAAGGGCTTACATGGATCTCGACCCGATATTGATAATTTAATTAAGTTTGTCTTGGATGCGGGGAATGGGATTGCTTGGACAGATGATGCACTCGTGTATAAGATTAGCGCAATCAAAAACTATACAGATAATAATTCTATTGTTCTTATCGTTAACTAGAAGAGATTGTTTTTATTTTCACTTTTTTTAAGCTATTGTCAGCCTCCAAGTAGAGGTATGTTAAACCTTGTACACAATGTACAGTTCGAGGAGATATCAATGGCTAAAAAAAGATACTATCAATCTGCAAAAGATAGATTAGATGAATCACGCGGCATGGAAAGAGAAATTCGTCGTAAAGACCTTCGTGAGGAAAGAGAACGTTTAATGAAAAAAAACAAAAACTCTGAATCAAGAAAAAAAATGATGAATAAAGATTATTATGCTGGAATGGATGCTAGAAGACGCCAAGAAATGGAAGACGCAGGGATGATCAGAGAAGACCATTCAGCTATAGCTAATCTTCCACAAGGTGTTATTATGCGTGAATATCCAAAAAACGATTATTTCAGCTATAACTTAAACGATGACATCCGTGGCATTGACGTTCAAATGGATGATGATGTTCGTAAAGAATCTAAAGCTGCAAAAGCAAGACATCAATATCCAGAAAAATATTAAGCTCATTGCTTATTATAGATTCTTAATTACAAAGATAAGCTCTCCAGTAATATGGGGAGCCCTTTTTAAGGAAAAATTATGCCACAAGCGCCAAGAATCAACGATAAAGCAACCAGGATCCAATATAGGATCATCGGCAAACCTAGCAATATGAAATCTAAAACTTCTCGTAAACAAAAAAGAATAAGAGAAACTTTAGATTACCAAAACAGCAGTAGGATGAAGTAATGAAAAAAAATATAAAAGAAGCAAGACACAGATTTCTTCGTGAGGTAGACCCAAGACGCCGCCAAGAAGTAGCAGATAGCCAAATGATATTCGAAGATCACAGCGCTATGTCAAACCTATACTCTAAACCTATTTATCACACTTTCAATGCTGATAAATACGTTCCTAAATTTAAACCCGGTTATGACGAAATAGAATAGGGGAAACTATGAAAAAAAAAATGGTAAAAATAGCTAAGGGAGTTAAAGTCTCTAAAGCTAAAGAAAAAGCTATGGAAAAACGTCCAGGCGGCTCAAATGTCGGTGAGTACAAAAGTGTTAAGAAATCTGAGTTTGCGGGTCCTGCTGGCGGCGCTCCTATGGGTTCATACCCAATTAACACTCTCAAAAGAGCTAAATCAGCTCTAGCATATGCACGAAACGCTCCTAATCCTGAAGGAATCCGCAAGGCTGTATATAAAAAATATCCAGAATTAGCTCCTAACAAAAAAGAAGAAGCTGGTAAATCTAAAGTTAAAACTGTTAAAAAACCAAATGGTAAAAAAAGCAATAACAGCAATGGCTTTAAAAGAAAAGTAATAAAACATCTTAAAGAAGACATGAAAGGATATAAACATGAATTCAAAGAGGATGCTAAGTTACTAAAAGGTCTTAAAAAATTTAAATAGTTTTAAGGCCCTGTCGTCTAATGGGTGAGGACGCTGCCCTTTCAAGGCAGAAATAGCGGGTTCGAATCCCCTCAGGGCTGCCAAAGTGAGGATATTTTTATGAAAAAAAAATACACTACTCCTGCATGGACACGAAAAGAAGGCAAGAACCCTAAGGGCGGACTTAACGTTAAAGGTAGGGCGTCAGCTAAGGCACAAGGTAGTAACCTAAAACCCCCTGTAAAAAGCGGCGACAATCCACGCAGAGCCTCTTTTTTAGCTCGTATGGGTAATATGCCTGGGCCAGAGTACGACGCCAAAGGAAAACCTACTAGGTTATTGTTATCTTTAAGGGCATGGGGAGCTAGCAGTAAGGCTGATGCTAGGGCTAAGGCAGCGGCAATATCTAAACGGAATAAAAATAAGAAATAAAGTCATGGCAAACTATACAGATTCAAAATTGCGAGAGTCAATCAAAAAAAGGATAATGGCAGGAGCTAAAGGTGGCAAGCCAGGAAAATGGTCAGCAAGGAAAGCCCAATTAGTTGCTCTAGAATATAAAAAAGCAGGCGGCAAATATACCGGCGGTAAGTCTATAAAACAAAAATCTTTGTCAAAATGGACTAAAGAAAAATGGCAAACTAAATCAGGTAAACCAAGTACCCAAGGGCCTAAGGCAACTGGCGAAAGATACCTGCCAAAGGCAGCAATAAAAAAACTTACGCCAAAACAATACGCTGCTACATCTAGGGCTAAAAGATTAGGCACAAAGCAAGGTAAGCAGTTTGTTAAACAACCTAAAAAAATAGCAATAATAACTGCCAAAGCAAGATAGATTAGTTACAAATAGAAACAAAAAAGTAACATAGGTAACCATTTGCATGACAAAATAGATAGTATTAGCATTAATTTATCATACTAATATGTATCCATTAAGAAAGGAAAAATATGGATTGTTTACCTAATTTAACTACAGTATCAGTTGGTCTTGCATTACTACAACTTTTGTGGACTAATAACACGAAGAGTTGTGATTTACAGGTTATAAAGCCTGATAAAATTGCTCACGTTGCACTACGACACAAGAAAAATGATTTCTACGCAGAGACGTCCGATGTGGTAAGAAAGATTCAGCGTTGTGATGTTGATAAAGAAATAAGAGGTATAGACACTGCTACGCTAAGCAAAATGTTAGCTTCAGGGCATTATCTTACGTTAAATAAGTTTGAAAACACAGAAGATTATTGCGTTCGTTTAAAAGGTAGGTTAAAAGGTGGAGGGCCTATTTTTGGTGGCATGTTATATGCTATAACTAAAGGTGCATGTTATGGGGCGATTGCCTTAGGTATAAAAAAATTTACTGGTTCAGATTCAACTGGTGGATTATTTGTCAAAGTAGTAACCGATGGTGCTGAGACACTCGTTAAGGCAGGGGTAGAGAATGATATTTTGACTAAAACAACTAGTGTGGTTGTTCAGAAAGCTATGTCGCCTGAAGAAGCGAAGCAACTACTTATAGCAGGTAGCACTATCTGGGGTGCTAATAGTATTGGAGTTATTGAAGCTGCTTCTACATATGCATATGTAGCGGGTTGTGCTGTGCCTTGGTTGCCATAAGGGTATTTAGAATGTACTTCAATATAGACAAGATTAAAAACAAGGCTCCATATATAATAATATTCTTAACAATATTTTATATTGATGATGTTCCCCGCTATTTCTTAAGGTTCAACATTCAGACTCCGTACACTGTTTTATTGGTGTCTACAATTATTGCATGTACAGTAAGTTGGTTATTTTTTGACAATTGGTTGTACGATAGATTTGATAATCCAAATCCGTTTTTAAGGCCAAGTAGTTTTAAAAGACGCCATATTTATAATATAGTGAGTCCAATTGAGCTGATGTTATTAATAGGATATTCTCTGTTTTGTCTTTATTCGTTTTTAGTTAATGGGGAATTAGTTAACAAATCAGGATATATATCACTCTATATAATTTATAAAACATTATTTTATCTTGCTTACCTTGATGATAAAAAATAATTTGGTATAAGTAGGTATACCTGAGAGTATTAATCAACCTCCAAGTTATAATTTAATGTCTTAGGTTAATCCCCGTTTCTGCGGGGATTTTCTTTGCCTTTTTTTGTTTGTTGTGCCATTGTATTATAAAAAAATAGGTATAGTATGGCGGAAACAGTTGGTAAAATATCTTCCGATTTGAAGCAGAAAGCACCTGATTCTAGAGACCCTATAGAAATTCAGCGTGCTATACATAAAGATTACGAAAAACATTTTAGTGAATGCGTAGATAATGCAAAAAAGACTTATG